CAATTTCCGGATCAAAGAAACCGCCTGATGTTTGAGCGTAACTATTTCCTTCAACCCAAGGGGAGTACGATTTGGCAGCGGAAAGTTGCCCCAGCACAGACGCTTCAACAATGCTCTCAGTGGTCGAGAAAAGAATGTTCTCTAGGACAACGTGCAGTTGATTGTCACCCGAATACTCAGCGCTCCAGAAAACAACATCTCCCTGGAAATATTGACCGGGTGCTAGCAATTTAATTTTCTGAAGTTTCAAATTACCGTATATCGGTTGATCAGCCTTAGCTGAGGAAAGCGGAGTAAAAGCGGTGATAACGGGATAAAATTTCTGCAGCGGTACCGTGACCGTAACCAGATCATTGACATCCAGGAGATTTTCCCGAGGCTCAAAAGCATATACCTGAGTGTAGGTTGCCGCTTGAGGAGTCAAACTGACAGGGGTGTTGTAGGCAGATGCCGTCTCTACAACCGGGTCTTTGAAGCGAGTCGTCTCAGCAAAAGTGGAGTAGAACGCCGCATTGACATCTCCCACCGAAGGATTGAACGCTACGGGGAAGAAATTACCGGGTTGAAGAACCTGATACAACCGGTCTCTGAAATCTAATGAGGTCTGCTGAAGGTTATTACCAAATGACCCGTTAGCATCTAAACTGATGGTAATATTATACTGAACTTCACTCAGAGTGATCGGGTAAAGGTGCCCTTGACCTTGTACAGGGACGGAGAAATTGATAACATTCTGTCCTCGGGCAATTTGTTCCGCAGTAAGCTCTACGCCACCAGGACCTAAGACGAAGAAAGATACCTGTCCATTCGGTAGAAGGTAATCCGTAATATAGTTGTATTCGGCGTCCGTGGTGCGGTTAGGTTGAACCGAAGTTTGAGTTCCGACCCCGTAAAGATCCACAAAGAAATCTTGCCAGTCTTGGGCACTTACGGGATTCCGTCGCCGAATGAGAGTGAAAAAACGTTCTTGAACTTCGTCGTAAGTCTCTACATCGCTTCCGCCAATGGCGGGGAGTGGATTAGTGACCTCCAGGCCTTCAATTCCTACGTTTGGCGCTACGGTGATTGTATTTGCCGGTACGTTGTACTGAGACCCGACAAATTGAGAGAACCCTAAAACATACCCTATTGTGTCTCCGGCCGGGATTACTAGATCCGCATCAGTCAGAAAAGAATAGGCTTGGCCTTCAGTATTATTAAACCCTGAGGTAAATCCTGTTCCCGCTGGAATTAGCGTGGAGCTATCGCTTGGGGTTATGGAAATTTGAAGGCGAGCTGAGGCAGGGGTCCCAAGACGTCGCATTGCGCCCAAAAAAGGACCGATCCACTCCAGAAGAATTTTTTGCGGAAGCTGGTTAGCCCAGAAAAGGAACTCCCCTTGGGCAAATGCTTGCCCCTCTAGCAAAGCTGCCAGAGGGTTTCCCGAACTAAAATCATTTAGGGTTTGGTTAGATGCCTCGTATACTATTTGAGAAGCATCTTGAACCAGCTGAGCTTCATTCCTCGGGTCAAGAGAAACGGAAGGTAATGGGGAATATCTGGGCACGAGAAAACCTCATTACAGGGGGCAAACAATTTCAGAACCGCCGGTTACGGAGTAGTTGTAGCAGGTGGGGTCTGTCTCAGAGTAATATACTCCATTGTCAATGTACAGAAGAGCTTGAATCCGATCGAGTTGTTCTTGAAGGATTTGCTTTGTGATGAGATCTGGATCGGCAAGGGCTTGAAGCTTCTGCGGAAGTGTGGGTGTGGGAATTCCTCCCGCATACTGGTATTTCTCGTTTGTTACAAAGCTCTTTGGGGCATTATTGATATCGTTTGCCGGATTTCCTACAACTGCCGGATCATACCCGTAATTCCAATATCCGGTTACAACTTTACCGCCGCTAATGGGTTTACCCGTCTCAAACAAACCCAGAGCGCTAAGGGTGGGCTGATTGGTAGCCAAGGTCATATAACGGGCATCCAGCCCGTCGGGACCAGCCGTAATCATCGAGCTCAGTCCCAAGGGGTTGTAATGCCAATCCAGGTCTTGCCCATCAAAATAAATTTGCTGAGCCCCATTCAACCACTGACTGGTAACAATAACGCCCGAACTGAAGGTCGTTTTGGCCATACCACGCAACTACTGTTATAACTTGTTTTACCCTACCAACAAAAAACCCCCGCCGAAGCGAGGGTTGGGTGACAGATTGATGTATACTATCAGGTACGTTCGAAGTAGTTGACTGTGAACTCACACTCAATTGTCTGAACGTCACCGCTTTCACGGTCCACATCAGCTGTTGTGATGGATACAAACTGGCACTCGTACATAATATACTGACCACCAGAAGGACCGGCACCGGCACCCGTACAATCACGGGGGGTAACGGTAATAGTGATGGGATTACAGTTGTAGGTGAGCCAGAACTGCTCCAGGGTTTTGAAGATGGACGGATCGTATGGAGCGGTAAGTGTTACGTTATCCGCTGTCCGAGGTCCAACAATGTGGTACAGGCGATTCCCGGTACCGTTGGCGTAGGTGCTGCTATCAGAGGAGTCATTCACTCCGCTGAATTGTGTAAAGACCGAGGTAAAGGTCGGTCCACCGAGCGCAGAGAAGGAAACTTCGTATTGCGCCTTAGTGATTGGTCGTAGAATAGCCATAGGACACCTCCTTAATTTCCTTCCTAATCAGGACAGGATGTCGGTGACCATAGCTCCCGAACCGATCAGACCGGTGGAACCCAGGCCCACCAGGTTAACAACACGCTCAACGGTGATTTCAGCACGAACCACACGACGCTCACGGATGTAGTACTCAGGACGAACGGCAGGAGTGCCGGTCAGCTGGTAGGTGTAAGCGAAGGCAGGGGTAGCGGCGTTAGCACCACCAGCAGGCATCACGGAATCCGAAGGACCGTTGGGGCTGTAGAACAGCAGGATGCCGTTCTCAGGGAACACCGGCTGCAGGGTGCCGTCGGTGGCCAGATAACGACCTTCAGCCACACGCAGACCGCGCTCGAGACCGAAGTAGCGAGCCAGCATGTCGGTGTCGATGCTGTCGGCGGTGGTGTACTTGATACGCTCAAGGATCGCCTGGTTGGTCAGCAGCTGGTCGAACACAGCGGTGCCAACAACCATGGAGTTGGGGCGGATACCGATCTGGTTAGCAACGGAGCGCTTCAGGGTCAGCACGTCCTCGATGGGGTTCGAGGTCAGGGAGGACCAAGCAGAAGGACCAGAAGCAGCACCATAAGCGGTGTTAAAAGTGGTCCAGCTTGTGAAGCCGAGACCATCTTGAGCACCAGCACCAGTGTTGGGCTCATAAGGGTTGTAGGTAGCGCTAACGGTAACAGCCTGAGATACGGTGTACTCATAGGCGTTCATCAGGCGGGACATAGCGTTGCGGGTTTCAATCGCACGCAGGTCAACCTGAGCGGGGCCTTCGCCAGCGTTCTCAATGACTTCTTCCGGCAGTTCCCAAGCCACGACTTCTTGCTCCAGAGCATAAGGCTCGGAGTCGTAACGGCTTTGAACGTAAGGAATGTTGGTGCCATATGCACGACGGAAGTCGTTGATGGCAAACTGCTCCTTGCCGAAGCGCAGGATCCGGCCAGCACGGGTCGGGGTGTCAACTACGGGGGCAATAAAGTTGGCGATGTTGGTCGCCGGGAGCATGAAACCCTGTGCAAGTGTAGTCAGAATAGGATCTACACCTGCATAGGTTTGTTGCAGGTTCATCATGGGAGGAAGTCTCCGTAATCTTTGTCTTCAAATGGTTCGAACCAGGGCTGGGACTTACTCCAGAGGAAGCCCAGCCACTTAGTTATCAGGCGAAGGAAACGAGGGCCAGACGACGGCCACCGATGTTTACGTTCTCACGAACGATGGGGGTAGCGCCATCCAGGTTTACAGCGGTGCCGGCAGCAACAGCTTGACCAGCGGTGTTCACCTGCAGAGGGGTGTTGATGGTGATGGGGGCGGAAGCGGGATCCACTTCAACCAGCAGCAGGCCGCTGGTAGCGACGGTCAGCTGACGAGCGGTGTAAGGCTGAGCCAGAGCGGTCGGCATGTAGGCCTGGTTTACACCAGAGATCAGGCCGGTCCAGGCGGCGGGAGCCAGAGCGTCGGGTTGAGCAGCCACGTTGGGGCCAGCGGAGGACACGAAGGTCACAACACGCATTTCGCCGATTTCGACGATGCCGACGGTGGTGCCAGCAGCGGCTTCAGCGGGGGAGCCTACTTCGGCGTCAACAGCAGCCTCAAAGGTTTCGGCGTAACGGATGTACTGTTTGCCGTAGATGGGAGCAGCATTAGTTGCCATGTTTTTATCCTTGAAAGATGGACTTCAAATAGTTTTCACTGAGAATGGTTTTGAAACTCAGTAGAATGTATCAGGTTTTACCCTACCGGTACTCAATGAAGCATCGGCAGCGGTCGTAGCACCGGCAACCTTTGCCGGGCATCGGCAGTTCGCCAATGGGTAGCCAACCTTGGGCGCCATAGTTACGACAGTCAACGCATGTTTTCTTGTCGCCTTTAGCCACCCTGCGCATCTCCTTGAAGCCCTGGTCTTGGGCAACCATGTATTGCCCCAGGTTGTAAAAAGCGAACGTAGGAGTAGCAAGGTAGCGTGATACTCGCTCGGCCAGGCTGGGCCAAGACTTTCCTTGTGCTCGTCGTTGCGAAGCTTCTTCGATACCTTCCTCTTCGGGATTGATACCTTCGATTTCGTCAACGTCAAGTTCAATTGCTCCGGGGACCGCACCGAGCAGACCATAGTCTGCAAAGTCGACGGTTTGATCGCCTAAGCGTAACACACCAGAGTCAATATATTCCTTGGTCTCTGCCAAGAACTTTGTAAGAGGCGGAAGCATGTCACCCACAATAATGGGCCAACACTTTTCCAGCTTCCGATCAGCTGTATCATCCTTGATCCCGAGTATACAAGCGGCGAGAGCGGATACGAGAGTTTTGTCCGTAAGGGTTCTTTCGTATTCCTCCCACCGCATGAGTTTGTCTCGGAGACCTTTCACAAGGCCAAGAGACTCTGCCTTCATCCGTTCTTCCAGAATCGGCTGCTCTTTGTATTTTCGAGCTAGAGTTTTGGCCTGGGAGAAGAAATCGGATCTCCTCTTGGTCGCTAAACTAACGAGTGAAAGGAGATCCATGATTCTCTCAGTTGAACATAGTCTTCTTGAGAGCCTCTACATAGTCGGAGCATTCGCCCGACTCAACCAGTTTCAGAGCCTTGGAGTGGGGATCCAGATCCTCTTCGCTGTACTGGAAGGTACCGCCGGCAACTTCACCGAAGGAAACCATCGGAGGCAGCTTGCTCAGAAGACCCAGCAGTTTGGTGGCAGAGGTCTCGCCTTCAGCGAACTCAAGGGTGCCAAACTCCAGACCTTCGCAGTAGGAGAGAAGCTCACCTTGGGGCATGATGCCGTCGGTCAGACGACCTTCCTCATAGAGCGCCTCGACGAAGCTGTGGATCTTGCCCTTGCGATGGGCAATTTCCTTCTCCATGTACATGCGCTGAAGCTCAGCATGCTCGGCCTTGAGCTTGTCCAGCTCGGCCTTCATTTGCTCAGCCATGCCCATGCTCAGGCCCATGGGACGAGCAGCGTTAGAGCCCATGCCATAGTCCATACCGCAATGGTCAACGGACATCTCGTTGTAGGACTCTTCGCCCTCGTCAACGCCACTGTCACCTTCACCTTCTTCGTAGGTAGAGCCGAAACCGGTCTTGGTGTAGGGGTCCTTTTTGCCTTCGGAATGCTCCTCAGCATAGACACCACCAGACTTCTTGGTGATCTCTGCAGGGTCGGTCAGGGAATCCTGAGCGCCAGGTGTCAGTTGCTTGCTCTTGCTAGCTTTTCCTTCAGCATAAGCACCGCTGGGTCCAACGATTTCAGCGGCTTCATCAGCCACATCCATAGCACCGGGAACCAGTTGCTTCTCTTTGGATTGCTTCTCGCCCTTGTAGGACTCAGCAAAAGCTCCACCAGGACCGACAACCTCAGCGGGGTCGTCAGTAGCGTCCATAGCACCAGGGGTCAGCTGCTTTTCCTTGGAAGGCTTGCCAGCGCCTTCACCGTGCTCGACGGTCTTGGCATCGGTCATGCCCTTCTTGGCGGTTGTTACACCGTCATCGCCGGTCATTTCGTCAGCTTGAGGCTCAGCAAAAGCGGGGATTGCGCCGCCCTTGACGGCTTCACGGCTCTGGCTGGAGGTTTGACGAAGAACACGCATGTTCTTGTCGCTCATTACGTTTTTGGTTTGAACGGCAAACACTTCGTTGTCAGGCATTTCCTCGGTTTCCACCGGGATCTTGGTTGCCGTTTCTTTCCGGCCATAGGGATCGGTGCCGGTGGACTCTTCGGGTTTGTTGCCCTCGGGGTAATCTTCTTTGCCAGCATCATACTGGTCCATGTTGGTAGCTTGATCGTAGCCACCCTCTTGACCGGCCCAACGGCTCTCACCGTCTGCATCGTCCATCGATGCTTTGGCGGTCTTCATGCGGTCGTCGTCTTGCTCACCGTTTTCAGCGGTATGCATACGATCGTCGTCTTGTTCTGCGTTCTTGGCTGTCTTGAAACGTCCAGTCTTGGCACCAGCACCGGCTTTGCCGGTCTTCATGCGGTCGACATAGCCGTCAGAATCGGAACGAGCGGTCTCATAACGACCGGTAACGTCTTCGGCGTGATCGGCGGAGCCAGGACCACCATCGCCACCGTGACGCTTCATGACGCCGGAGTCGGTCATGTCTTCGTCTTCGGAGTGCTTAGCGTCCACTTCCTCGCCTTTGGTTTTCTTTTTCTCGATTTGCTTTTTGAAAGCTTCGGGAAGTTCTTTGTGTGCTTCTTCGTAGACGTTCTCTACTACTTGCATCACTTGGCCGTGGGCACCCTTTTCGTGCTTCCGGCTGATCTTTCCTTTTTCCATAAATTCCTCTTCCGGAAATTGAGTTTCGAGGTCAGCCGTCTGCTGAGAAATTTCAGTTCCTTCGCGACCCACGTTTTTGCTGGTTTCTTTGAATTGCGGAGCATCGGGATTGGCCATTTGAGCGGCCTCGGGTTGCTCCGTCACGGATGACGTTGCTACCTCGTCCAATTGCTCGGTAGGTTGTGATTGTTGGTTATCTTGGAGATCTTTTACCGCACTTGACATGTCCTCTCGGACTTCGTCAAGTTTCTCTCGGAGCATTTCAAGAGGGCTCTTCTCCACAATGAGTGTGGGTCCGAGTTCCTCGTCAAAGATGTCCGAGGGAGCAAGCGCTACGGCAAAATCGTAGACCCCCTCCATCTCCGAGAACGTAAAAGGTTCCAACCCTTTTACAGCCGGAGGCGAGGCCCCCAGCAAGGCCAGGTGTCGAGCGCTCCACTTCCCTTTGTGGGGATTGATGGCTGAGTCTGGAGAGTAAAACGAGATGGAAACCTTGCGGTAATGCCCGTCCTTCACCAGGTCTTTAGCCGTATCTGTAAAGGCTACGTCGGCATACAAATTGCCTCCTTGCTTGCTGAATCCTTTGATCCAGCCATAAGCCGGGAGGCTGTCATTGTCACCGGCGTGGCCGATCACAAGGGGAGCTTCATGAATTGAGGGATCATAAGTTTTGACTACTTGATCAAGGTCCTTTTCAGAGAAATGTCTCTGAACACCCTGGGCAGAAGTCTGATCACCTGCTTTGAAGACGTGAATGCGTTTTTGAAACACCGTGTTTATTAGTGACCCATTGTGTATGTTTTACCCTTATTTGCGAGCCATGTTAGCTGCCTCATCTTCGGTGATGATTTGATCCCCAAAGGGCTTTTTGGGAGATCCTGTTTCTTCGGCGCCAAGACCTCCCAGGAGTTGATCAATTTCCTCGTCGCTCATCCAAGCCTCAGCGTCAGGAGTTTCCGCCTCAGTTTGAGACTCTTCCGGAGTGGCTCCAGCGGGTTCTTCCATAACGTCTGCTGCGGCTTCTAGGTCTTGAGCTGCTGCAGCTGTATCTCCTTGCGAAGCTGTGGAAGTTTCATCCCCAAAAACTGAGTTGAAAAGATCTTGATCTTGCTCAGGATCATACTGAGTTGAAGATCCATTTTCTTCACCTACTGGGGTATCCTCAAGCTCCACCCGGAAATGTCTCTCAATCCATTCCTTGCGAGGAGTGTACCCGGACTGAATTAGCAATGACAAGTCAGGGGCGGTAAGGGTAGATTCTTCAATGCGGAATTCCCGAGTAAGTACGGGTGCGGCTACATCTACACCAAAATTCAAATCGACGATCCAGCGCACCAAGGTCTGAGTGAGGGTATGGGAAATCATCTCAGACAGTTCAGAAGCTCTAACTACCCGAACCATATTGGCAACTTGTGAGGAAGCTCGGGAACCAGCTTCTGCTTGTCCCGCTTCGTTCTCGCCGCAAATAAGAATTGATATTTCCTGATCGATGTAATCAATCAGATTTCGAAATACTTCGGGACTACCGCTAGGGGTTATGAACTCAAGCTCGTAACCCTCGGGCAAAATCATCGCAGTTTCTTGCGAGAGATTGGACAAGTGCCCATACAGGGTATCCAATTCGGATGTACTTGCCGAAAGAGGAGCTTTTGCTACGGCTGTAGGGGTCGCATAACGGTCCCCGTAAAGCACATAGGACTCGATTGCACGACGACGAAATTTCACCAAGGGGTAAAGAATACGGCCCACAGCGGCGCCGTAAGGGTCACCATTGTGGGAAACCCAGTAGCGATTTACAATAAATTTTCTTTGCGGAAGCTCAACACCTTCGAACATGCGGTTGAAGGTAAGGCAACGCATTGTGAACCCGTTTACGGCGTCCTCCTCTTCTTGGAAAACAAACCGTCGTTGGTCCCGCATGCGAACATCAAACGGGATTACTCCCCGCTTGGTTTTCTTCCACATGATTTCCCCGACAGAGAAACCGGTAATAATACACTCGGCCATCCCTCGATAGATATCATCCAGGGGCATTTCCTCAAGGACCTCTGCCACAAAGTCCCTAACAGCCAGGTCGCCGGGTTTATCAGAGTACTGTTGTATATACCACGGACGAGAAGTAATCTCTTGAGTTAGTTTTGAAAAACAACCTTGGACTTGCTCATCATAAAGAAGTCGCTGATATACCACGAGGGCACGGTTGCCCCCCTTCTGAATAAGAAGGTCATCGTTGGGACGAACGATGGTGTTCCCCTGCCCCGTGAAGGGGGAGGAGGAACCAAACATGTAAATGCTTGAAAGATTGTACGGATCACTCGTATACCGTGCGACTTCGCCGGAGGGTACTGGTGCCGTCCTAAATCTTTTTGCCATCCAATCCTCGACCGTGAGTTACATTCTTAGTTGGTTTTACCCGCTCAGTTTGCCAGAGCAAAGTTTAAGGGTGCCTGTGGAATATCGTTTACGGAGTACTCTATAAACACCCGGTATAGACCGTCTTCCCCGTTGGTTTGCCAATCTCCCGCAACATTGAGGGAGGACAGACCTTCCACATTATCCATTATCGAGTATTGTATTGCCGAATTGATTTGACCCGGATCTAACACCTCAAGAACATAGTCCCCGATGCCGTAATCAGCTCGCATTACTCGTTCGAAGTAGCGTGTCTCCACGATGCTTCGGATTTGCTGAGAAATCAAATCATAGTCAGTGCTTACCCGCAGGTTACCGTTTTCAACTGCTAGAGGATACATAATCCCCCGCACAGTAGCTGACATTGGCACAGGGTTAGTCATCGAATGTACCGCCTACTGATTTGTGTTTCCAATTGATTTATTCTTTTTCTTACCTCATCTTGGGCAAGATCGCTTTCAATTACTTTGGGAATCTCTTCCCGTAAAAATTCAAGACTCAGTGACTGGTAGTATCTTGGGTCAACCAGCGCCCTTTCTAGTTTGTCTCCGGAAAGGAGAGAGAGGCACAGCTCCTCGAGGGATAGACCGTGCTCTCTCGCCCGTCTTTCGAGTGAAAATAGAAGGGAGTCAGGAACTTGAAGTTTGAGTTCCGTGTCCATTTTGACTCCCATTTAATCAGATGACAGAATTGTCAGTACCGAGGCCGAGTGCATCGAGCTCATTTTGCATATTGCCAATGGCAACACGGATGAGGTCGATCTGGATGCGCTCCAGTGTTGGGACCGGAGTCACAAACACCTTGGTGTTGATGATACCATTCTCAAGGTTAGCCGCAGTGTTGATCCGATCATCGCAAATGACCTGGAAGGCATCGCTTGGACGGGCACCATACAGAGCACCCCGGACATACAGCTCGTTGAGGATGCTGTTGCCTACGCTGATGATCTGGTTGTAGATCACCCCGAAACCGTCAATTACATTGAAGATTTGGTCGTCAAATGCACTACGCAGAGACCCGTAGACCACATTCATGATAACACGAGTGTTCACGAACTGGTACAGTTTCTGTTGAGCATCATTAGCGTTGACCCGAGTGCGTCCACCCCAGATATACACGGCGGTATCGGGGTAGCCAGGCAGAGTACGGATGGCGTTGCAACCGGCCGGATTCAGCAGATTTTGCTGAGCGGAGTTGATCGAGATCTGTACACCTTGAGCGTCGGCAAGTTGGAACTTGACGCCAGCCGGAGGGAACTGATAGCCCTCGGCACGGTAGCGGCGAAGAGCCACACCGGTCACATAGGGTGACGGAGGAATGTACTGACCGGCACCGTTCAGAATGTAAGAGCCGTAGTATGCAATGAAACCGAAGGGGTTGGAATACCGCTGAGAATCGTCATACAGACGGTTTACATTGTCAACACCAGCTTCAATGAACGAGGCTTGGGGAACACCACCGGAACCTACACCACGCAGAGCGTTAGAGATGATCTCGGTGGAGGTGATAGCGTCGAAACGCCACAGGCTGGAAGGAGGAGTTTGCTCGTTGAAGAAGTTGATGGCAACTTGGGAACCCCAGAAAGGAATTGCGTAGGGCTCAATATCCCGGACAGCCTGGCTCGGCTGGTCCACCACAACCAGATCGTAATCGGTGCCATTGAAGATAGCGGTGATGGCATCGCCCGGACCCACAACTTCGCCGTTGGGGCCAGTACCACTATTAATGACATAGAGGAAGTTACCTACCAGAATAGCACCTGCAGGACCACTCCAGAAAGCTGCATTACCGCCGATACCGGGTACACTGAGAGAATTGCACCAAGAAGTTGCGTACTCCGACGAACCCGCAGCGGTGATAGACCCTGTTGAGGCTACCGCGTCCCAGCCCCCAATATTCTGGGGAACAAAAGCAGGAACAAGGTAGGCTTGGCTGGAGTAGCTCTGATCCACTGTGGGGGCACAGTAGAAGTTTTCTACAGCGGTCGTAGTAGTTCCAGGAGCAGGTGTCACCAGGCTGGGGGCATAGCCGGCATTCACATCCTCACCCCAAGCAGAGGTTCGGACGGGACTCAGAACAGAGGAGCTGTCGCTGTAGTGTACCCGGAAACCGAAGGCGTCTTGGAGGCCAGGGGCAGGTGTAACATCGTTAGGAGCAGCTTCATTAGCGATGGTACCGGCGGAGAACCCGTACTTGCGTGCCCGGAGCATCGAGATGTTGCTCAAGGGACTCAGCGAGAGGGAAGTTTCAGAACCACCGAGAACATCGGAGTACATGAAACCGGGGTTAGAGGCAATCGGGTCAGTGGGGAACTGAATAAATACGCCGTTGGCGTAGGAAGTCAGATCCGAAGCCAGAACAAAGTTGTCAGCGTCAACTGCCTTTACATAGTAAGGGCGAATGTTAAACTTGGTTGTCTGTTCGAGGAAAACTTCACCAGTGAGGGGAAGTGTTGTCCAGACGTTCTGGGTCAGATAGACCTTTTGACCGTCGATCAGACCGTGGTCAACGCACAGGACATTGGCAACATTTGCTGTACCGCTGTAAGTAATAGCGGAGATAGCGGCGTTGAAATCGTAGAAGGTACGACAGAACGCAGCCAAACGTGTGGTTTCTGTGGGGTCCTGCAGAGTTGCCGGCAGGTGGTTGGTGTTGATGTACTGAGCGCTACCAGAGATGTTCTCGATCAAATTAGAAGTTTGACCGTTAATTTCAACATCCAGGCTCCACGCCGGAGTGGCATAGCTAACGGTACAGGTAGAACCTGTTGGAGCAGCTACTTTGAATGCGCTCGGGACTCGACTGGGGGAGGTGATGTTCCATGTGCCATTGTAGGCGACAACCTCGTTTAGAACGTTTACCGCCTCGGTAGAGGTAGTTGCGATGAAGACCCACTGCTCTCCAGTAGCAGTGTTGACACAATACTCTCCGGTTTGGTTTATAAGATTGTACGGGGGGGCCACGATGTAAATCGTGCTCGGCAGACCGGCAAAGTCACCGCCGACGGCGACGTCGGAGAGGGTTACTTCCTGGATTTGCAGGGTGCTGGGCCAGGAAGCGCCGGTCAGAAGAAACTTACCTTCTTCGGACTCACCAAGAACGGAAGTCAGAGTGAAGGTACCAGGATCCAGAAGACCGTACTTGCCGCCATCAGCAATCTGAGTTACAGACTTAGAGATGGGGGATTCCGGGGAGGCATTACCAGTGATTTCGAGGTAATTCGCCCGAGCGTAGGTGACGTTGGTTCCAGTCCACTCGTAAATGGCATTATCCACCAGGTACTTCAAACCGGTCACCAAATCGGCGGCGGCTTGATGGGGAACGTAGGCACTGTACTTATTTACGTCTGTAATAAGGAACGGGCCGGGATCAGCCAGTGCCATCCACTTGAAGTTGTTGCTTTCGCAGTGCAGAGCGGCAGCTTCACCAACCAGGGCACGACCTGCGGCATCAAATTGAGCATAGGCGGTGGGGGTGATCAGATAGCCCTGATCTTGCTGACCGTCAAATGCAGTGTCGATGCACTGAGTGTAGTCCTGGGGAACACGGACCAGATTTGTAGATCCACCGACAGCGTTCGACACGTTGTAAGCAGTTTGAGTAAATACGAACTGGCTGCCAACGGGAGAAACCTCGGTGATTACGGAGACGTTGGCATCATAGGTGGTTGCCGCAAGAGTAATGAAACCATTCTCAGAGTTGCTGGAAGGTTCAATACTGTTGACAAGACCTGCTTCACGGACATAGACAGAGCTACGTACGGAAGCGTTGGACTCGATAGCGGCAGTAACGGCATCAACCATTGCGGTGGCAATCCGGCGATTGTTCGCCTCGTCACCGGCAATGTAGTCGACGGGAATTTCAACGGGAACACCCAACCATTCACCGTTGGCGGTGTAGCCGGTGGAACCATCGCCAGCAACAAGCTTCAGACCATTGATGGTCATCTGCACATAAACGATGTTACCTGCAAACAGTGCGGAGGGAAGACCGCTGGTGCCCTGCTTGGATCCGGAAGGAAGGAATTCAACCTCGGCGATCTGGTTGGGGGTACCTACACGAACGACACGAAGGTCGCCAACTTGAGCGTTTTGGAAAAACTCGTTTACGCAATTGTAGCTAAGGAGGGGAATGCGGGCGGTCGGGATAACACCACCGAGCAGAACTTTATAATCTGCCAGCGAAGATACTGGGACAGGGGTATTGAAGGGGAAGGTAGTTACGGGAGCGGTCTCCTCGGTTTCTACCAGCATGTAGACGGTACTGAAACTGGTAATACCGGCAGTAGCCAGGGTTCCTGCCCGCTCGTTAATATATACGCCGGGTGCACCTTCGGTGGTCCCGAGTGAAAAAGTGGCCATGTTTTTACAGTATGGGTCCTTCTTTTTCCCTGAATTGTGTAGGCAAGGATAGGCTCCTACATGGTCTCCGTAGAGCAACTCATGGGGCGATTAGTCGCAATTGCTTTTACCCCTGGAGCCCTGTTCTTGCCGAGTAGCCGTCTAGTGCATATCCGTTTACATCGTCACGATGAGTGACCGCACCAACCGTATATCGATTGAGTGAGTAGAAATATTCTCTTTCGTCTTCGTAGGGATAGATCTCTTCCGTTGTCACATTGGACGGGAGACCAAAGACGGGGGCAGATTGCAGGAGACTTCCGTTACTTGTCGAAGTAAGAGTGGTATCGATACTAATCTGAGCCCCCACGGGGGGAAGTGTTACCACATCCCACTGAGGGTTTTGCTCTAGCACCGCACGATAAGACAAAGAGTCCGTATAAGCTAGGTAGCCTAACTTTCTCCAGGTGTACTGTGGTTCGAACGGTCCTGTAGCCATTAGCCGATACGACGACGGGCCATCAGACGGGCGCCAATGGAGGTGCCACGGTTGAGGCTAAAACCTTGTTCTTCGGCGACGGCTTTGGCTTCTTTCTCAAGGGCAGCGGGATTGGCTGGGACGAAGACGTCATTTTCTACCGATTTGTTTGCGAGTTTGGCGCGAACGTCGGTCTCAATTTTCTCTTTCGCTGGTGCATCGGCAGGAGCGACGGGCTCTTCCGAGGGGGTTTCCAGTTCAATGTTCACTGGTTCTTTGGCAGCCTCAGCGGCGGAGGCTACTTCTGTTTCTGCAGCGGTAGTGTTCTCAGTCACAGGGGCCTCCACAGCCTTAGTTTCTTTGCGAGTACGTGAGCGTGTCATCTGCGTTTAAGTGATAGAATGTTTTTCCAAGAAATTGGAACAATTTGCTTCATGGATTCGTCGGGAACTCCCACCCAGGGACGGGCTACCATGACCGAAGTTCCAAATTGTTGGTATTTGCCGTAGGTGGTACTTTTTACTGAGAATATGTCTCCACGGACTTTGATTTCCATGGAGTTTTGCATCTCCCCAGTCACCTGCAGGATAGGCCTGCCCGGGTAATTTTTTTCTTTCCAGGCGGCATACTGAGGGGTAAGTCGTGCCCAGGGCCTACCTGTGGTAGGGTCTGTTTGTTGTTGCCAGAAGGGCCGTTGATCATGAGCGAGGATCGGTGCCCATTCTCGTTTAGTTGGGTTCCACCAGTTTAGGTTGAACTTTTTAAAGTCACCTGCGACTCTGAACTTAATCATCTTTTACCCCGGGCACTCTTCTTAGCTTCTTTTTCTTGGTCTTCAGCATGTTTCTTGACAATTTCAATCATCGTCAGTACCTTGCTCATGGGTTGCTGTTCTAACCAGTCCATCGATTGGTCCCAGCGTTGCTTACAAAGATGAAAGCCGATATCTAGCCAGTTTTCAACTGTTAGGACTTTTTCTTCGAGAACGTTTTCTGCAATCCACTTCAGGAAGTGGGACATGATTCTTGCGGGGATTTCGTCAAGAATTTCGGGATTCCGAATGAGTCGCTCGATGAGGAGGACCATGGAGTCATCAGATGACCTTAGGATTTGCGCATAGTAGAAGTCTTTGGGTGTTACCTCTCGTATGTGCAAAGGACCGTAGAGGTTTGACCTTAGTAAGTAAGAAAAATCCTCTTGGTCCTCGACAATCAGTTTGGGTCTTCGTCGTCTCCGCCGTTGGCTTTGCCAACCAGTTCGCTGAGCTTTTTGAAATCTTTGATGCCAAGATCTAGAACTTCCTCATAGGTGATTTTATCTTCACCTACAATCAGTCGTTCAATAATCCTCATGCCTTTTTCCACATCGCCGGCTTTCGACAGGTCTTTTTCCATGTAAAGGAGGTCACGACCGGTCATCTCACGGATGGTGATTTCACGACCATCGGACAGTTTAGTGGAGAAAGTTTCAAGATTGGGCATTGGTTTGTCTTTTTTAGACGAAGTGGTGGTTGCGGTATCGTTAGAGATGGTTCTCATGGGTTGCTTGTAGACGTTTGATCAATTTTTACCCGTTGCCTGAAGATCCAGTCTTCAATTTCCGGGTCCCCGGTTCCGGGAGGTAGGGACAGATAGATGGTATTAGCATTTTTCCAGCTTACTTCGGCGGAGGGCAAGTCGTTGATGGCGAGCCTGTCGTCAATATCATCCAGCCAGAAGGTAACTACCAGTTTGCGGTATGCGGGGCATTCAGGTAGCGGAAAGGGCATCAGAGAGCTTTTAGCATGTTGACGGTTTCCTGCGTTCCGAAATAGCGGGAGTTATAGGCACATTCCACAGATGAGGGAATGATTCGGTTTTTCTTGTCGTAGGGCACTGTTAGGTAGTAGGTATCGATGACCCCCTGATATAGGATGACACCGACAGAATCGACACGGGACTTTTTCTTTTTCATTTGATGACTCCGTCTTGGATGGCTTTGTAGCGAGTGGTTAGTTTCTTGATTGCTCCAATCTCGGACAGTTCATACATTGAGTACTCGGTGCCGAAAGTTTCGGTTTCGCCTCCCGGATTGGAAAGAGTGATCGTTTTCTCTTTGGGGGATTTGCGAAGGCGGTCATCAATCGCAACCGAAGAGAAGTAGGCTCGGGACAGCGGCAGATCAGGGATGTCCACCGCTGAGTGGAAGAGAGACCAGGTGTACATGTGAGCGATTTGGAAAAGCACAGCAAACTGCTCTGCGTATCTCTCTGGGGTCATGAACCAGATTTCGTCATGAATACTGAGGACAAAGCGGCAGGGGATCTTGTACTCCTCTGCCAACCAGTGGACAGAGGTTAGCATGATGCTGAGGATCTCTGCTCCGGAAGATTGAATGGTCCAGTTGACCCGACCAGTTTTGAAATCATCGCCGACCGCCGCTGGACGCATCGCAGTCGAAATCTTGGTGCCCAGGCAAGGAAGTGTTGGTACACGGGTCCGCATCGCAATCTCTTCCATGAAATTGAAGCACCCCGAGTCGGAGCCTCCCTCGTACAAGCCTTGACGCAGTTTGCCTTTCTTACCTTCCAGAATTCGGTAGGCAAAGTTTTTTACTTCGGTGGGGGATTTTTCGGGGTACTTTCGGCGGATATAGGTTTGGACGGCTCGCACCCCGGCTCCGTAGAGCACTGCGAAACCGGCAATTTTTGCCGTGTCTCGGTCCACGCCAGCCAGCTTAGCAAGAGCACTATGGGGATCAGTCCCCGCCTCTTTTGAGCCGGAAAGCACATTGTAACCAAACGGGGAACACCCCACATAGCCTCCCTCCCACTTGTCTGAGTAAATTGAAGCAATCTGCATTTCTTGTCCGTCGAAGTCAGCGCCGACGATCTTCCATCCATCTGGGGCCTGGACCCTGGACTTCAACTCGGTGCCAATTCGCCAGTTTTTTGTAGAGCACATAGTAACCATGAGGGACTCTACGGTTCGACGGGTTACGGTGCCGTGGCAAAGGATCTCAGGGAGGGTAATCAGGGCGTCTTCGCCATGGGGATTGTGGGTTGGGATAAAGATCCGGTCCATCACCCGCTTACGGACGGACGTCCAGTAGCTGACGGCATTGGCAATCTCAAGAGCTCGTTTGGCTTCAGGCAGGTCGCTGTCGAGACGACCGACTTTCATATCATCTACGAAGTCCTTACTGAGGACACCACCCACGTTATCTCCGGCACCTTTCGGGTGCGGGATTTTTGTAAGGGTGCCCTCTTCGTTGTGAAAACACCAGCCCATGTCCTTAGTAAAGATCATGGGAGACCCTTCCCATTTCAGCTTGAGTAACAAGTGAGACAGGTTGGACTTCACACCGATGTGCTCATCAGGGTCTTTGATGAAGGGACGGATCCAGTGAGGGGTATGGGCATATTTGCCTTTTACTGCTTTGACTTCCCAGTTTAGCTGGGACAGCCAAGGGTCTTTGGCAACCCACTTCTCGGCCATTCCCGGCTCTGCGAAGTAGAGGTCACGCCACTCGTCGTAGTAAGCCCAGACCAAATCCTTGCAGATTTGGGTCATTTCTTTGTTGTGGTCGTCGAAGGTTTTCTCAACATTGTGAATCCAGTCCTCCCAGTCAGGAACAAGAGGGACCACAGAGCCATTCAAATGGTAGTGACCACAGAGAGCCACGGGGCTTGGGGTAGCATCGAGATACTTGGGCCACAGAGCTTGAAACAGTTCGGCAGTGTAGAAAGCGTCTTTGACGGCGTAATCTACGGCCTCAGTCAGCATTTGTTTGATCTGGCTGAGATGGGTGGCTTTTACGAAGATGTCCCGAACTTTCTTATCACCCTGACCCAGTGGCTGAACATCGTCACCGAAGAATTTGCGTACTTCATATACGTGGAAGTTGTATGTAGCAA